GGCAAAGCTGAATCCTTTGGCGCAAAACTTAAAAGCGGTCTTGGCTTCGGTGCATGGATGGCAATAGGGCAAAAGGCTATTGGCACAGTATCAAGCCTCATAAGTTCCTCAATGGACGGAGCGGTAAAGAGGTTTGATGTACTCAACAACTACCCTAAAGTCATGCAATCTTTAGGCTTCGAAGCTAAAGATGCAGAAAAATCAATAAACACGTTAGGTGATGGTATAGCACACCTGCCTACCACACTTGATAAGGTGGCTACGCAGACACAGCAGATAGTAGCGGTAACAGGTGATCTAGACAAGTCTACAAGGCTTACACTTGCACTTAACAACGCTATGGCAAGCGGTGGGCAGAGCGCAGAGCAACAGGCTTCTGCTATCAATCAGTGGGTACAGGCTATGGCTAAAGGCAAGCCAGATCTACAGGATTGGAGAGCATTAGTGCAGACCGCACCTGCACAGATGAATCAGCTTGCAGAAGCTACGTTAGGCGCAGGAAAGACACAGAGCGACCTGTACGATGCCATGAAAGATGGTTCTATCAGTATCGAAGAAGTCAACGATGCAATGATAAAGCTGTCTGAAGAGGGTGCTGACGGCATCACCTCATGGGAAGAACAGGCAGAGAGTGCCGGTGCAGGTATTCAGATGGCGATGACCAATGTTAGGGCAGGTATTCAAAGGAACTTGGCTAACATCATGGGCGCAGTAGATACCGCACTTAAAAAGGTGGGCGGTATATCTGGCATAATCCAGAGCATCGTACCTGCCTTTGATAAAGTTGGTGGCATCATCACCGATGTACTCACAAAGAAAATCAGCCTTAAAAAGGGCGTTAACACACTTGTCAAAGATGCATCCAAGATGATTGAAAAGGCACTCAAGGCGATGGAAAAATCTGCGCCTAAAGTGGTCAAGGTAGCATCCACCATAATAAGCACACTTGTTGAGGGCATAGGAAAATACGCACCTAAACTTATGGTAGCAGGTGCAAAGATGCTTCTTTCTTTCATCAAGTCTCTTGCAAAGGAACTGCCTAAACTGATTGTTGCAGGAATTAACGCAATCACCAATCTCATAGCAGGAATCAATCAGAATAAACCTGCACTTCTTAAAAGCGCAATCCAAGTCGGATTGGATATTGTAGTAAGCATCCTCAAAGCCTTACCGCAAATACTCCGTGCAGGTCTTCAGTTGATGGCAGAATTGCTGAAAGGCTTGGTACAGGGATTCGCTCCGATTCCGTCAAAGGTAATCGCATTTGCGAGGAAGATACCACAGGCTATTAAGAGCGGTGTGGGATCGCTTGCAACCATAGGACGGAACATTATATCTTCCCTTGGCGATGGAATTTCAGCCATGGCAGGTTGGGTAGCAAGCCGAGCAAGAAGCGTAGGTAGTAGCATAGTCAGCGGTATCAAGGGCGCAATCACAGGGCTTGCCTCAATCGGCAGAAACATCGTCAAAGGTTTGTGGAATGGCGCAAGTGGTATGGTTGATTGGGCGGTAAGCAAGTTCAAGGGTCTTGGTAAAAGCATCCTTGGTGGCATCAAAAGAGCGTTAGGTATTTCTTCACCATCAAAGGAATTTGCTAAAGTCGGTAATTGGTCTGTATTGGGTCTTGTGCAGGGTCTTGAGAATGGGCAAGGCTTGGTAGAGAGAGCAACACAGGCACTTGTAAACATACCAACTGCAAGCATGAGCAATTTTGCTCTGTCTTCAGAATATGAGTATGGCACTTCTGCTTCTTATACGATTGATGTTCCTCTATTCATCAATGGCAGAGAGTTTGCAAGAGCAACGGCAACAGATATGTCCGATGCGCTGAATACAAGAGAATCACGCATGAGCAGAATGAGAGGTATCAGATAAATGTATCAATTCAGAGATATAACGGATCATAGCGAATTATCTGCCAATCTTCCTGCTGAAGCGGTATCAATCAATGGTCAGTATCTTGAGGATGTAGTGACCGGCTACAGGACACTTTACACCAAAGGCAGAGAGTCATTAGCCGTAGAACTTAACACCTATAGCGTAGGCACGGCAGACGGAGAAACAATAAAATCAATGCGCTATCCGTCAAGAACTCTTACTGTAGGCTTTCAGCTTATATCAAGTACAGCAGAAGAATTCAGAGAAAGTTTCACACAGCTTAACAACCTGCTGTCCATAGAAGAGGCAGACTTCATCTTCAATGATGAACAGGATAAGTTCTTCGCAGGTACACCGATATTCAACGCAGAGGTAGAAGCAGGAGAAAACACAGTAAAGGGCGAATGGCACATATACTGCGCCTACCCATTCAAGCGGTCTATAGAGCCAATCACTCTTACCATGGATGATGCGACTATAGAAAACAATACCGCAACGTGGGAAATAGAATACAACGGAGCAAGACCTGCCAAGCCTCTTTTAAGAGCGATTTTCGCAGATGCAGAAGAGGGCGGTGACTCTGGTGAGGATGGCGATTGCGGTTTTGTTGCTTTCATGGATGCAGAAGAGAACATTGTACAACTTGGCAACCCAGATGCGTTAGATCTTGACGAACTCAACAAGACAGTAAACCTCATTAACCGAGAATTCACAAGTATTGCAGATTGGTCTACAAGTGGCGGTCATACTTGGCAGAATCGTGCAGTAACAGGTTCTGTAGCTGTCGCAAACGGCACAGACATCTATTGGGCAAACGGAAAAGGACAGACACAGAAGTACGCAAAACCATCTTACGGAACAGGCGCAGGGTGGCATGGGGCAATACTCCGACAGACCACAGCAGGTGCGGTCAACTTCAGTGTGTCTCTTGTCCATCGTTTTTGCGTGAACCATGCGAATGAAACAGGGTGCTTTGAGTGCGGTTTGAGAGATTCCAACGGCACAATGATAGTAGGTTTCGTTATAGATAAGACCGCTAACGGCACAACAGGAACCGTTTACTACATAGTGAACAACACCACAGTGGGCAAAGAAAACATCGATGTGCAGTATTACAATACTCACTTTGGGTACTGCAGAAGAACGCCTGTCTATGTCACTCAAGCCTATAAGCAGAAAGTTGCGTATAAGGCAAAGAAGAAACAGGGCAACAAGTATGTAACTGTCACACAGTACAGATGGGAGTCACGCACAAGGCAAGTGCAGACAGGATGGAAATATACTCAAAGCAATCTCAATTCTTCTATCACCAAGACAGGTAATAAAGTGTCATTCAAGGTGGGCAATCTGCCTGTGAAGAATTTCAACGTAGCAGGATTGGAACAGATAACCACTACGGAACTGTCTATGTACTTCGGATCTAACAGTTCTGCCACTATGCACACCAACATGGTTCATTCGGTATTGTGGCGCAGAGATGTTGCTACGGCATTTGCCAATAAGCCAAACGTATTCACCGCAGGTGACATAGTAGAAGCAGATTGCAATAACGCTACAGTATACCTTTACAGAGCAGGTTCACTTGGTGGTGAACTTGTACCAATGTATGGCGCACTTGGTAATGATTGGGAAGACTTCAAGCTAACAAGTGGCTCAAATACAATTAGGGCAACTTGGTCAGATTGGGTAAACCCAAACTACATACCGCAGATAGAGATAGAGTATAACGAGGTCTATATATGATTATTTATTTCACAGATAGAAGTTTATCAATACTTGCTCACGCCTCAACTTCTCTACCTGCCGGTTATCGAATCAAAGAAGACACAACTACGGAAGAGGTGGAAACAGGACTTAACACCTTTTCTGTGGTTGTCTCATATAACGCAGATTCAAGAGCGGTGCTTGAAAACGCCGTACAGGTGGGCAGATTCATCCTCAAACAGAGCGATACAACGGATTCAAGCAACATATACGATTCACTCTATCAGATAGTAGATGTAGAAACAGACACTAAATCACAGGAAATAAGAGCATATGCAGAAGATGCAGGTTTAGATCTGCTCAACACCATATGCCCTGCAGTAACACTGACAGGCAACATACAAACTATGCTTCGGCGTTTCCTGCCAAGTGATTGGTCTATAAATCTTGAAGATGTACCAACCAACTCAAGAACATACACATGGGATGGTGAATCAACAGCCACAGAAAGATTGATGTCTGTGGCTAATTTATTTGGCTGTGAAATCTATTACTCGTTCGACATTGACCGCTTGCAGGTCACAAGAAAGATTCTGAATGTAACCAAAAAAAGAGGCAATCAGACAGCCATACCGCAGTTAAGGCTGAACTTTGATGTAGACAGGATATTCTGCAAGCAATCCATAGCGGATTTGGTAACAGCCATAAATGTAACAGGCGGTACACCAGATGGTGCTTCAGCACCAATCAATCTGAAGAACTACGCCTATTCTTACACGGATCCTGCAACAGGTGATAAGTATGAGGTGGACAAGTCTACAGGTCAGATGCGAAACAAGACCGCAATGGCAAGGTGGGCAAGTGCCATAGATCGTGATGGTTTGTGGGTAGGCTCTTTCTCGTTTGACACAACAGATAAAGCCGTATTAGCAGGACAGGCAAGAGCGGAACTGCAAAGGCGGTCACAGGTGGCGGTCAATTATGAAGTGGATTTTGCGGTACTACCAGAAGACATCAAGATAGGCGATAGAGTCAATATCATTGATGAACATGGAGAACTGTATTTAGAAGCAAGATTGCTTCATATTGAGGCATCTGTATCACAGCAGAAAAGAACTGCGACTATAGGCGAATACCTCATAAGGCAGAGTGGTATATCTGAACGTGTTCAGCAGATGGCAAGTGACCTTGCAACAGTGAGAGAATCCGACAGAGCGTTCGCTGAACAGTTGCAGATAGTGACCGACACTATGGATTCATTGTTCACACTTGAAGTTGATTCGAACATCTTTTTAGGCATCGCACATCTCAATGCAAGATTGCTCAACGGCAACTCTGATGTAAAGACAGATTATGATCCTAATTGGTTTAAGTGGATTTTGAGAAACGAGAATGGTGAATCCCTGTTGGGCAGAGGGTACTCACTTGATGTGAACATGGACATCATCGGCTATGCATCCACAGTATTGTGCAGGTTCATCAGACCAGAGCTGTATGGCTTGACCGACCATAATCTTGTTGCTATCACAGACCAAAATTTAGACCCTATACAGGTTTCTTTTGCAGGTATATACAATCAGCCTGTAGCCACAAGAAACCTGCTTAAATCGAATTCTAAAGCGTTATTGAGGGCAACCACAGAGGTGGGCAATCCCACTGTAACGAGGGAAGTCAATCTGTACGAAAAAGACTCAATGCGGAAATTCACACAGCACTTCTGGACAGTAGAAAGCGGTGAACACGCAGGAGCGCACATAACAGAAATTGAGCGCGATGAATTTTTAGCAGACCCAACTAATGGTGGTGGGAATCTTCTTGCCACATCAAGAGGAATTGCCATTAGAGATGGCATGGAAGACTTGGCTACCTTTGGGGCAGATGGCATGAGGGTAGGCAAATCAGACGAAAGGCATATCGAGGTCACACCTACCTCTTTCAATGTTGTAGATGAAGATGGGTCAACCCCTTTCAGCGTAAGCACAGACGGATCGCTACGCAGTATGTTGAGGGGTCTTAATTCTTCCGTTACAGGCGCAGACGATTATCTCCCAATGTGGACTACACAGTTATACCTGCGTGGAAACATCGTAGATAATAAAGTCTATTTTGGGGTAAGCGCTTCTGGTAGCCCTACAGACTACACCGCATATATTGAGAATCCTACAAGCACAGCAAAATCCATAACTGTTGACGGCGTTAAATGTTCTGTTAGGGTGTCAAGCGCATCCACATTATCTGTGGCATTTGAAAATACCAACTCAACACAAAGATATGTCGGTGTCAGACTAACAGAAGAATACTATGAAACATCCGTCAAGGTGAATGACTCTATATTGGAGACAAAATATCAGCCATTGGCGGTAGTCGATTCTGTAGGAACTCATGTAGGTAATGGTGGCGCATATGTCTATACATACGGCAAAATAGCGATGCTTGTATTGATCGTTTACAACACCAACTCTGTCACCGCAGGGTCGAATATCTATAGCGGTACTTTAATGGACTTCCTGCCGACAGCAAACACAAAGCTGACAGGCATACACGGAAACAGCGTGATTGCAGGTAGTATTCTCCCAACAGGTGACATTAGGGTACAAAACACAACATCATCAGCGTTATCTACATCGTCATCAGACTCTATCATGCTGACGGCAACGTACATCTATAAGTAGAAAGGCAAAAACAATGTGGATCGTTATTGAATTACAGACAGACGAAAATGGAAAAGTGGCGAACATAGTCACTTCATACGAAAACAGGAACGAGGCAGAAAGCAAATACCATCAGATACTTTCTGCCGGTGCTATAAGTTCCATTCCTACACATTCAGCCGTGATGCTTGATGAAAGAGGGAACTTGGAAAAGTCTGAATACTATTTACA